CCGCGCACGTAAGGGCCACCGACTTCCCGAGGATTGGGAACTGGAACCCCTGACGGGCGACACCGCGAAAGCCGTGGCAGTTTGGCCAGCGGGGGCAATTGAGCGGGAACTGGCGAGGTTTCGGGATTGGGCCGCTAGCGCGAACGGCCCGAACGCGATCAAGACGAACTGGCAGGCTGCGTGGCGGAATTAGATACGAAAAGCCGAGGATGAAGGCCGCTACGGCAAACCAAAATCGACAGGAAACAGCGGGCGTGGCGGGTCCATGGCCGACATCGGAAACGAAGTGAGACAGCTTTATGGATACGGTTGACCCCATCACAGAAATGCAGCGCTGCATGGCCCTGGTTCGCCCGGTGGGCATGACGGACGGAGCGGTGCGAGACTGGCTCACGGCAGCAACTGCCGAGGTGGTTGAGTTCGCCCAGCTAAGGCCCACGCAATTTCAGTACGCCTGCGCAGAGGTGCGCAAGGAAGCTACCCACCACGGACAGATCGTTCCTGGCATCCTGAAGAGGCAGTTTTACGAGTGGGAAATTGCCACGGGACGCCACCGTAAAGGCCTTGCCCACCTGTGCAAGCGCCTTGACCAAATCGCATCCGAACAGCGCGGCGGCGGGGCTAAGCGCATTGGGAACATCCCCGCGATTGAGGATGCGCGTGGGTCGTGAGTGCATTCCGGCCCCCGGCTTCCAGCTTGTTTCGGGCAAGCGCAACCCACCGAAGGACTGGTCCAAGGTCTGGGTTCAAATCCGCAACGGCATTGTGGACGAGCAAGCCCCATGGCCGATCATTGGACCGCGCTGGAAATGGGATTGGGACGAGAACGGCAAGCCGATCGAACACCCCGGCGATGTCGTTGCAGTCAAGAAATCCGAATAGCAGCAGCTTGGAACAAACCGTGATTCATGCTATAAAAATCGGGCCGGAAACGCTGCGGAAACAGCGCCCGGCCCTGACCAAAAACGCAATGGAGTGCGCTATGGATTACCATCCCCTACCACCCGTGGAATATCTGCGGCAATGCTTTTCCTACGACCCGAAAACAGGCGACTTAACGTGGCGCATCCGACCGCGATCTTTGTTCGACACGGACAAGGGGTGGAGGATTGCGAATACAAAAGCCGCTGGGAAACCTGCGCTTAGGACACGAACGAAGTTTGGATTTGCCGGTAATATTAATGCAGTGCCGGTCAAAACGGCGCGGGTGATATTCACAATTTACCATGGGCGAGAACCAAACGGATTCATCGACCATATTAACGGCAATTGTTTTGATAATCGTATCGAAAATCTGCGCGAAGTCGATAAGCTGGCAAACGCACAAAATCGAGCGCGTGTTGCTTCCTCAAGGCGAACTTATCACGGCGTGGGCGCTCGGAATAGCAAATGGTTCGCAGTGATCCGAGTGGCAGGCAAAGATCACTGGCTTGGAACATACCTTACAGAACGTGAAGCGATTGCGGCCCGAAAGCGCGCCGAGAAATCCTTTGGTTTTCATCCAAATCACGGACGGCCGCCAATGCGCCGCGCTGACTAGCCCACAATTCATCACACAATGGCGTAAACAGGCAGGACGAGGATCATGAGCGAAGAGAATATGGGCGCTTCCGGCAAGCCGGACCGGGCCGTCGTGAACGGAGCCGGGCAAGCCGTCTCCGCCGTTCCGGCTTCCGTCCCTAGCGCGGGAAGCGTGAAGGGGGATCAAACCAACGCCGCCGCTCTCCACATCGCCTACGAACACGTCAAGGCAATGGGTTGGAAGCGCGCCCCTCGTGAAATCGGTGAAACCGCCCGAGAAATTTTGAAGGGCTTGGAGAATACAGGCGATGGTTGAACAATTTACGCGCGAAGACCGCTACATCGTAATCAAGCGCAAGCACCTACCCGACAACGGCGATGGTTTCGACGAGTGGCTTAAGCGTCGAGAAATAGAGCAGGTCGCTAAAGCAGTTGTGGTTGAAGGTGACTGGCCTGAATACGAGCCAGTTTGGCGCATGATCGAAGCGCGGGTGACGGGTCAGGCGGTTACCGACATTGACCGGTGTATCTGCGCGCTTCGCGGTAATTTGCTGGCTGGCCTCGGCCCTGATGCGCGCCACCAACGCGACGCCGACATTTCCATCCTCGAAACAATGAAAGGAGGCTCGACATGGTCAGCGACAGCGGCACCGACATCTAGGTGCGCAGAGGGGGCGGGGGATAACGCTCCCGCCCTTTCACAAGACCGTTTGCTGTTCGATGCACTGGCGGAGTTTATTTACGAAGCTACGCATCTTTCGCCCGAACGGGAGGATCGGTCGCACTGGTGCAAGATAAGTCCCGAATGTTTGTCAAACGCTCGCTTCGCTCTTGCGCAATACGCCCCGCCACAACCCCAAATAGGTCTATCTGCCGAGTGCAGGCGCATGGCCAACGGATTGCGGGGGAGCATGTGGGCCAACCGGAACGAGATTATCGACCTATTTGACCGCGCCGCGCAAGCGATTGAAGCGCGAAGCGGCGAGACTGCGCAGCAGGCTCGATCCGGCACGGACGAAAGCGCGGTCCGTCAGGATGCGCCCAAAGGAACCGATCAGCAAGCAGGAAGGGGATAGACGATGGCGAAGCGAGGACGCCCCAAGAAGTCGGGCAAGCGCACCAAGAGCGGTCGCCTTTCGAGATCCATTGCAGCGACCTATGATCGAGGCACCGAACACGCTCAGGCCATCCAGGCTCTCTACGGTCAGGACGGATGCGATGCGATCGGGCGCGCCTATCAGTCAGGGCTTCTGGGCGATGGTCAGGATGCCAAGGCCATGCTCGACACCGCGCGCCGTATCGCGAAGGCTTATTGGTCCGCATACGAGATCGGCGGCTACTTCAATCCGCTTGCTGACCGATCTGGCGGCGGCAATGTCCCCATGTGCCCAGAGAAGGCGCGGGAGCGCGAAGAATGGCTTAACCGTTCACTGGACAGCCTCAACCGTCTGGGTCGGCTTCAGCGCCGTTATTTCGACGCCTTGGTGATCGATGTGCATCCTGACCACGGGCCGACCTGGCTTGACGCGCTCACCTTCGCTCACAGGACGCCTAGGGCGATTATTGATCCGGCAGATGCCAGCGCGCTCGAACTGGCATTGGAAGGGCTCGCCATGTTGGCGCGTGTTGATGCTCCGCGCGTGGTCAGATTAAAAGCTGCTTGACTTTGCGCGGATATTCGTTTAAGGCCGAAATAGTAAATGGATCATTGCGTCTGCGGCTCACCGGCCTCGGGCGCTTTTTTGTTTCGGGCTTCGGCCCGGCCCTCGCTCCCCAGACAGAAGCACCAGGCTGCCCGCGACATCGAAGGGGCGTATCTGAGCTGCGCGCGAGCGAGGGAAACTAAGCGCAGTCCTCCACAAACTCGACCGCTGCCAGACCGGAATGCTTCCGCACATCAGCGCGCGAGCCCGAACCGTCAGGGTAGAAGGTGAAGGTCGCAAGAGGACTGCCGTAAGTGTTCGTTACTGCGATCATTGGCGCGCCATCTTCTGCTGGAATGGTTGCCTTGCCTACCTCGCGAGAGACGCAGGCGGCGAATTGATCGACTGACTTGGACGACCGCACGACGCTATCGACAGGGCTAGACTGAAGCGCTCCGAATGAGGTGCAGGCTGAAGTGGCCAGAGCGAGCAGAGCGATGAGGTAGCGCATGGCCAAGAGACTGCCTCGCTCAAACACCGATGGCAAGCACGAACGATATGACAAAGCTCAAAGCTCTTAAGTCTCAGGTCGCTTCGCTTGGCAACTCTATCCGCCACCTTCCGTCTGACCCGCGCGGTATTCAACGCGAGAGGCCAAGAGACGGGACAGCAGGCTGGTATAAGCTGGCGAGATGGAAGCGACTGCGCTGGGCTACGTTCATCAGGGATGCCTTCACCTGCCAAATGTGCGGAAGAGTAAGCCAACCCAAAGGGGTCCTCGTCTGCGATCACGTCAAGCCGCACAGGGGCAATGAGCGGCTGTTCTGGGATGCGGACAACCTTCAGACCCTCTGTAAGTCGCCCTGCCATGACAAGCACAAGCAGAGGATGGAGCGGGGGGACTGAGAAAGTTCAGGAGTGCAAGGGGGCTGCGTGGCGGCGGGGTACTCACGCAGAGATTATTTCCGGTCCCTTTGAATTTTTGACCCCGTAGGAGTTTAATCAAATGCCCAGAGGTGGATCGCGGCCCGGAGCTGGTCGCAAGACCAAAGCCGTGTCCGACGCCATTAAGGCGTGTGAGGCTTCCGCACGAAAAAAGGTCAATGAAGACCTCTCTCCGTTGGACTTTATGCTCGCGGTGATGCGGGACGAAGAGCAGGCACATGAGGTGCGGCGTGCAATGGCCCAGGCTGCCGCCCCATATGTTCATGCTCGTGCGGGCGAGGCGGCGAAGGGAAAGAAGGAAGAGAAGCAGGATGCGGCGGATGCTGCTGCAAAGGGTCGCTTCGCTGTTCCGCAGTCGCCGAAACTGGTGGTCGATAACCGGAGGTGACGATGGAGAACGAGTTTGGATTAACTCTCGCCATTGAGCCGCCTAAAGATTCCGAGCGTCCACGGCCGAAACATTTTTCTTCGTGGTTTGATTGGACGGCTTGGCAGCGCTTTAGGGCGTTCGGCTGCGCGGCCGTCGGCAATGAAGTCTTTTTGGGTTTGGCAATGTCTGCTGAGCCTTTCAATCCTGGAGCAAGTTTTTCTATTGAAGGAGGGGCTCTTACCCCTGAGGCGGCGAGACATATGGCCCGCCGACTTAGTGCAGCAGCGGACCTCGCAGAGCAAAATTAGTGGAATGGTCAACCGCCTGCCCTGACTGGCGTCAACGGATCGTCAAACGACAATCCATGATTCCCTTCGCCCCGCTGTTTCCCAGCGAGGCCGAGGCGGCGATGGAAGTGTTCCGCGCGCTGCGTATCGTGGATGTGGCGGGAAGCCCGACGATTGGCGAATGCTGCGAGCCATGGATTATGGACTTTGCGGCTGCGGTTTTCGGATCTTACGATGCTGAGACCGGGCGGCGGCTGATCCGCGAGTATATGCTGCTGGTCAGCAAGAAAAACACGAAGAGCACGATCGCCGCTGCGATTATGATGACCGCGCTGATACGGAATTGGCGCAAGTCGGCTGAGTTTCTGATCCTTGCCCCGACGGTGGAGGTAGCGAACAATTGTTTTCAGCCAGCGCGAGACATGGTGAAGGCTGACGACGATCTAGAAGCCCTCTTTCATGTGCAGGATCATATTCGCACCATCACGCATCGCCAGACTGGCGCGGTGCTGAAGGTGGTAGCGGCGGACAGTGATACGGTTTCAGGGAAGAAAGCCACTGGCGTATTGGTCGATGAGCTTTGGCTATTCGGGAAAAAGTCAAAAGCCGATGCGATGCTACGGGAAGCTACAGGTGGGCAGGTGTCCCGGCCTGAAGGCTTCACCATTTACCTATCGACACAAGCGGATGAGGCACCTGCCGGGGTCTTCAAGGCCAAACTGAATTACTTCCGAAACGTCCGCGACGGCGCGGTGCGCGACCCTAAGAGCCTTGGGGTGCTTTACGAGTTCCCAGAAGAAATGTTGAAGCGGCAGGATTATCTGAAGCCTGCTAATTTCTACGTCACGAACCCCAACATCGGCGTTTCTGTCGATCGGGAATGGCTGGAAGACCAGTTCAAGCAAGTCCGCGATGCCGACGATGGCTCAAAGCAGGTTTTCCTCGCGAAGCACCTGAACGTCGAGATCGGGCTAGGTCTCAGGAATGATGCTTGGGCCGGTGGTCGATATTGGCAGGACGCTGCTGTCGAAGGGGGTTTGACGCTCGACGGTCTGCTGGAGCGCAGCGAGGTTGCTGTGGTCGGGATCGACGGCGGTGGACTTGACGACCTTTTGGGTTTGGCCGTGCTGGGCCGCTGTAGGGAGACTAGGCACTGGCTGCTTTGGAGCCATGCCTGGGCGCACGATGACGTGTTGCAGCGGCGGAAGGAAATCGCGCCGACTTTGCGAGACTTCGCAAAAGATGGCGATCTGACGATATGCGTCGAGCCGACGCAGGACGTGTACGAGGTGGCCGATATTGTGGAGCGGGTTCGCGATGCGGGTCTGTTCCCTGATGCGGCGGCGGTCGGCGTGGACGCGGCCGGGATTGCGGCAATCGTGGACGAACTAGCCGAGCGCGAAATCGCTGGCGAGCAAGTGGTTGCTGTGCAGCAGGGTTACAAATTGAACGGTGCGATCGCTGGGTCCGAGCGGAAGCTGAAGGACGGCACGCTTTACCACAGCGGTCAGCCGATGATGAGCTGGTGTGTCGGTAACGCCAAGGTTGAAATGCGAGGTAGCGCGATGCTGATTACGAAGCAGGCCGCTGGCCGCGCAAAGATTGATCCGCTTTCTGCCATGTTCAACGCCGTCATGCTAATGGCGAGGAACCCTGAAGCGGGTGGCAGTGTCTCGACGGATGATTGGCTAGCGGGGCTGGCCGCGTGAGCATTTGGAGCAGCGCCTACCAATGGGTCGGGAGAACCTTCGGACTTGCTGATGCTGAATTGTACGCGGCTCTGGGCGGTGGCGAGACGGTCACAAAAGAGAATGTTACTTCCTCGTCAGTTCTCGGACTCTCAGCGGCTTGGGGCTGTGTTTCTCTGCTGAGCGGCACGATCAGTTCGCTCAGCTGCGATGTTTACAAAAAGCAGGGCTCTATCAAGGTCCGGGCAGAGCATCCGCTACAGGGCATTCTGTCAGACCCGAACGCTGACCAGACAGAGGTGGATTTCTGGGAGCAAATGACGCTCGGCTTAGAGCTTCAGGGCAATGCTTACGCGAAGATCGACCGGCGTGCGGACGGAAGCATCATCGCCCTAACGCCGATCCGCCCGGATGGCATGAGCGTCGAGCGGGTCACTGGTGGGCGCATTCGCTATACTTGGTACGAAGAAGGCAGGCGAAAGCAGTCTTTCGAAGATGGCATTTTCCACATTCGCGGAAAAGGCGGCAATGCTCTGGGCGGGATGTCGCCCATTGCAGTGCTGAGAAACACTTTTGGCACCGCTCAGGCTGTTGAAAGAGCGGCAGGAGCGACCTTCGCTAACGGGATGCACCCCAGCGGCTACATGCACACTGAGCGTTCATTTACGGGCGACCAGCGCGCGGTTTTCGAAAAACTGATGCGCGAAAAATATCAAGGGGCGCGCAATACCGGCAACCCTATGCTTCTCGACGACGGCATGAAGTGGGAGTCGCTATCCTTTCGGCCTGACGAAGCCCAAATGCTGGAAAGCCGAGCGTTCTCGGTGGAAGATATTTGCCGGGCCTTCGACGTCCCCCCATTCATGGTTGGGCATACCGAGAAGGTGACCAGTTGGGGTTCTGGGCTAGAGCAACAGATTCTGGGTTTTCAAAAGTTCGCGCTTCGCAAGCGTTTGAAGAAGATCGAGAAGGCAATCGTGAAGCAATTGATGTCGCCGGAAGATCGGCGCGCAGGCTTCACGGTATCCTTTAATCTCGAAGATTTGCTCAGAGGCGACAGCAAGGCACGCGCGGCGTTCTATCGCGCTTTGCTTGATGCTGGCGTGATCACAATAAACGAGGTTCGCGCGCACGAAGGTCTGCCGCCTATCGAAGGCGGGGATGTCCCGCGCATTCAAAAACAAAACGTTCCTATCACCGAAGTGGATGGGATGGGCCACAACGGCGGACCGCCGCTGGAGGAAGACAATGAACTTGAAGCTGCCTGAGCCGCCGAAAGGCCTCCAGCCTGTTCCGCACGCCAAAGCACTGGACTGCTGGAACCGAGCCGTCACCGCTAAGGCGGGGGCTGACACGATCACCATCTTGGATGAAATCGGCGAAAACTGGGACGGAACAGGTGTTACGCCGAAGCGCATCGAAGGCGCACTTCGCAACATTGGCGAGAAGCCAATCACCGTGATTATCAACTCGCCTGGCGGCAATCTTTTCGACGGACTGGCTATCTTCAATATGCTGAAGAACCACCCTGAGCCCGTCACGGTTCAGATCGTCGGCGTGGCTGGTTCTGCCGCTTCCATCATCGCGATGGCAGGCGATGACATCCAAATCGCCAAGGCGGGAATGCTTTTCATCCACAACAGCCAGTGGATCGCCATGGGCGACAAGCAAGTGATGCTTCAAGCTCACAACGATATGACGGTGTTCGATGAAGTCATCGCGGCGTCCTACAACGATCGCACAAATCTCGCTCTGTCAGACATTCACGCGATGATGGACGCTGAGACTTTTATCAAAGGCGAGGATGCCGTGGCGCAGGGATTCTGCGACCGGCTGCTGCCTGCTGATGAACTGGTGGAAGTCGAGAACAACGCGGAGCCCGCTCACCGCAAAGTAGCTGCCGCGCTCCGTAAGGCGAACATGCCTCGAGCGGAAATCCGCAAACTTATGAAAGAACTTTCCGAGGACATGCCCCGCGCTGCCTCTGATCCTGTCATGCCCGGCGCTGACGACCTGAACGAGCTGGAAGGCCTCGCGCACCTGCGCGCCGCCGCGATGAAGCTCAAGCTCCAACGGGCGTAGCCCACTCAAATTTAGGAAATTCCCATGGACCATAAGGAACTGAACGACACGCTGAAGAGCGTGTCGGCCGATCTGTCGCGCGTATCGGACGAGCTTAGCAGCAAGGCTGAGGCGGCGATGAAGGAAGCCAAGGATGCCGGAACTCTTTCGGCAAACACCAAGGCTGAAGTCGATGACCTGCTGACGAAGCACACTGAAGCGACCAACAAGGTGGACGGGATCACCGCACGTCTCGAAGAAATCGAGAAGAAGTCGGTGCGTAACGGCCCCGACACCGAGCCGCGCAAGTCGGTCGGCGCTCAGGCGGTGGAAAGCGAAGCATTCCAGGGCCTCGACTCTTCCAAAGTGCAGGCTAATACCCGCTACTCGGCTCCGGTTCGCAATGCGCTGCTTTCGAGCGGCGTGGCCGCTGATGTGGTCGAGCCCGAGCGTATGCCCGGCATCCAGACCGACCCGCGCCAGCGTCTCTTCATTCGAGACCTGATCAGCGTGGGCCGCACGACCGCTCCGGCGATCTTCTGGGTGCAGCAGACCGGCTTCACCAACAACGCCGCCGTGGTGCCGGAAGGCACGTTGAAGCCGGAATCGACCATCGCCTTCGAGACGAAGACGACCCCGGTTGTCACCATCGCCCACCTGTTCAAGGCATCGAAGCAGATCCTCGACGACTTCACGCAGCTTCAGAGCACTGTGGATGACGAGATGCGCTATGGCCTCGCCTATGCCGAAGAGCAGGAAATCCTGTTCGGCGCGGGCGGCGGTGGCAACATCGAAGGCATCGTGCCGCAGGCCACTGCGTTCGCTCCTGAGTTCGCGCCTGACGCGCGCACGCAGATCGACGACGTGCGCCTTGCCATGCTTCAGACCCACCTCGCGCGCCTTCCTGCGACCGGCATCGTGCTCCACACGATCGATTGGGCGAAGATGGAGACGGAGAAGGATACCACTGGTCGTCACCTGATCGGCAACCCGCAAGGCACGCTCACGCCGTCACTGTGGGGCCTGCCGGTTGTCGAGACGGACATTCCGTCCTTTGAGGGTAACCTGCTGGTCGGTGCGTTCAAGGGCGGCGCAATGTTCTTCGTTCGCGAAGAAGCCAATGTCGTGATCGCCACGACCAACAACGATGACTTCGAGAAGAACATGATCACTATCCGCTGCGAGGAACGCGGCGCTCTGGCGGTCAAGCGTCCTGAAGCCTTCGTCTACGGTGCCTTCGGCGCTGCCGTAGCTGCTTAAAACGTTGGGGCGGGGTCGCGAGGCTCCGCCCTTTCCTCAAGCGCCTGATGCGGGCGTTTCAGGAAAGGAACCAAGATGATCAAAGCATACAAGCCAAACCGTCCGGTTCGAGTGGGCACCAAGATGATGATGACGGACTCAGAGGGTTTTTTGCCCGGCGAGAACAAGAAGGCCGACGAAAAGCCCGCTCCGAAGGCCAAGGGCAAGAAGTCCTGACCCATGCCCGCCTCCAACCGTTGCAAGGAATAGTAAATGGCTGTCACCCTCGAACTCGCACGAAATCATTTGAGGGTAGATCACAATGAAGAAGATGCACTCATCGCGCAGTATCTGGCAGCGGCAATCGCATGGGTCGAGAACCACACCGGCAAGCTGCTGACCCGGCGCGAGGTGGCGCAGGACGAAAGCGCATTCGGTCCCTACCTGCCGCTGTTTTACGGCCCGAACCCGGACGACCTGAGCATTGACTACACCGGCTCGGATGGCAGCGCGGGACTTATTGATGATGCGCGGATCGTTCGCGATCGGGCCTATCCGGTTTCGGCATGGCCCAGCATGGCCCAGAACACGCCTGTCCTGCTGACTTACACGGCGGGTTACACCGACACCCCTGCGGACCTCGACAGCGCCGTTCTGGTGCACCTTCGAGCGCAATACGATGAATGGCGCACCGGAGAGAGCGATAGCGCCGCGATGATGGCTGTAGAGGCCCTGTGCCGTCCCTACCGGAGTTTGCGGGTGTGAAGGCTGGCAATCGCGACAAACGCATCACCTTCGAACGCTTCACCACCACCGAGAACCAATACGGCGAGATGGTAGAATCCGAGACGCCCACCACCTTCAAGCGCTGGGCGCAGGTCTGGATGGGCAAGGGTTCAGAGCGACGCGAAGCTGCCATGGAACAAGGTTCGCAGGTCGCTACATTCGGGCTACTGATGGATAGCGATACGCGCGCGGTCACGCTGAAGGATCGGATTGCTTACGCTGGATCGGCTTGGGACATCGAAGGGATTGCGCCAGACACGCCGAACAGGGGTGAAATGGAAATCACGGCTGTTCGCGCGAGTTAAGCGCAGGCTTTTACCTTCTCAGTTTGAGGATCGTATTTTGCACTTGCTCGCAACTCAGCCTGCGAGCCGTTGCTGGTGGAAAGAAAGTCCCATCGCGCGACGTGCACTCCAAGGTGGTTTTTGATGATGACGTGTGTGCTGCCGCGAGCAGTCCGCACCTCTTCTTGAAGGGCGCTGGCAACGCAAGTGGCAAAGTCGTTCGGCGATTTTGTGCTGTCGATCCGAGTTACAGCATAAGGATCAATCAGCTGCGGCTTGGTGACGACGCAACCAGAAACACCGAACGCAACAAGCCCAATTAGCATCAAACGCATACGATTCTCCCTGCACACGATCGCTATCTAAAACAGGAGGCTCAAATGCCCAAAGTGAAAACCCTGAGTTGGCACCAGAATGTGCACGGCGTCCATGCTGTGGGCGAAGAGTATCAGCACGCTCGCCCGACCACCGACATTCATTTCGGCCATGTCGAGCTGGTCGAGCCGACCGTGGCCGAACTGAAAGACGAAGCCGAAGAGCGGAACATTGAACTGCCGAAGAAGGGCACCGGCAAAAGCGGTGCAGTTGTGAAGGCCGACATCGCAAAGGCAGTGGACGAAGCTTGATGCAGTTCCGGCTCGACGGCGTTCAGGAAGCGCTGGCGAATCTCAACTCCATCGGGGAAGCGGTCTCTGATCGCAATCTGCAAGAAGACGGCTTGGTCGCGGTGGAGCCCATCGCGGAGGATGCGCGCGCACTAGCGCCTGTTGATCGGGGAGACCTACGCGACAGCATTCAGGCGGTGCAGTTTGAAGACGGCACAGTCGGCGTGATTATTGGCGACTGGAAGGGGCATTTTTGGGAGTTCGGCACGGTCAATCACCGCGCGCAACCCATGCTCGCACCAGCGGTCGATGCGAACGAAGGTGTCGTAATCGAAGTCTTTGGCGAGCGCGTTGGCGCAAGGATTGAAGGGGCGATCTAATGGAGCGAGCCCTGCAAGACCGCCTGCGTGCTGCGCCTATCGCCTGGGGCCGGGCTGAGGGCCGAGCCGCCGTTGATTGGAACGAGCGCAAGAGCAACGACAAGACCGCCTTTCCTGCGCTTGTGCTGACCACCGTGTCGCCCGGTAGGAACTATTATCAAGGCGGTACTGATGGCCTCACCCGCCCGCGCATTCGCACCGAGATATTCGACCTTACACCGCTGAGTGCAAAAGCCACGAAGGACGCCCTGATCGCGGAAATGGAGCGCGAGGCGACGTTCGGCGGTGTCAGGTTTAACCGATCGCAGCTCGCCTTTGAGCGAGACGCAGACCCCGAAGACCTTCCGGGGGGATTGAAGGTCTTTCGGACGATTTTGGATTTCTTCGTCCCCAACTCACCAGCACAAGGAACTGACTAATGCCCGATCATGTTGATGGCGTCGTCGCGGACGGCGAAGAACTGCACCTGACCAATGCCTCTGGCACGCTGACCAAGGTTCTTGGCCTCAAGTCGATCAAGGAGCCTAGCTTCATGGTTGAAGAGGTCGAAGACACCGATATGGAAAGCGGTTTGACCAAGGATTATCTCGCTGGGCTGGCGGACTGGTCCACGTTCCAGGCGGTGATCAAGCATCGCCCCGGTAGCGACACGCACCTGCTGATCGAAGAACACCTGATGAGCCGTGAACGCCGCCCGATGAAGATCGTGCTGCGCGGTAAGAACGACGGCTCCACGGTCGAAGCGACGGGCGAGATTATCCTGCTCGGTTACGACAAGCCGAGCCGCACTGCTGGTTCGGTGGTTGATGCGACCCTGACCGGCCGCGTTCGCCAGTACACCGAGGGCGCGCTGACCGCCCCAGCGGCGGCGTAAGGGGCTGACGATGGGCAATCGGCTCGAAGGCACGGCCTCTTTCGAATATGAGGGTCAGGAATATCACCTGACCCTCAACAATCGCGTTTTGATCGAGGCCGAAGAAGTTCTCGGCTATTCCGCCTTGGATGCGGCGGAAGAGGCGCGGGTTGCCATGCAACGCGGCATGAGGCCCAAGCTCAAGACGGTAGCGGCAATTTTCTACGGCGCGATTATCCAGCAACACCCCGGCCTCACCGAAGATAATGCGCTCGACATGTTCTTGGGCGACGATCGAGAGCCTCTTGAAGCGTTCAAGAAGATACTCGTCGGTATCGTGCCACCGGAACCGGTGGGAAACGGCACAACGCAGAATGCGGCGAAACCGAAGCGTGGGACTGGGAAGCAATCTTCCGTTCGTACCGCCAAGCGGGTTTCGGCAGAGAAGAGTTCTTCTTAGAGACACCATATTCAACCTTGCTCGCACTTCAGGCCGCGTCGGAGAAGGCGGCGGCTGTGATGCGCAACACGATCACGCTGGCCTGGTTGAACGGTCGGCTTTCAGGAATGGCTGACCCAGAAACCTACCCTACGCTGGAGTCCATGCTGGGCGAAGAAAAGCCGGAACCAGAAGCAGAGCCGGAACCGGGCGCGGAGCATGTCGGTGCACAGCTATGGATCATGTTCTTGAACCGTGGGCGGGGCCATGCCGATTGACAGTGCGCGTGCAGAAGGCAAACTGGCCGGATGAGCGACAGAAAAACAGCCGCCGAAATTGCCGATACTTGTTTCACTTGGGGGAGCGTATTCAGCACAACCGCTGTGGCTCTCTTTTTGGTCACCGCTTTTGGCTATGAAACGACAGTCGATGGCGGATATTTGAGCGAGAGCGTCGTCAATCTGGGAAGATTGCAAGGTCAGACGATAATGTTCGGGTTCACCGCACTTTCAGCGCTGGCTGGCGTGCTGTGCTACTGCACATCCGCGCTTTGCCGTGCAGTTGGGTCAATCGAAGATCGTCGCGGTGAGCAGTGGGAGCAAAATTCCAACGGTAGTGAGGTTCCGGGAATTAAACCTGATTTGCCGGACGTAAATTCCGATAAGCCGCAGCCTAGCTTGGATGTGGGTCTTGTCGTGATTGTTGGAATTCTAATGCTAATCGTAGTCGGTTCAGTTCTCGCATAGAATTTCAGCGAGCAACCGCCGGACTGCCTTGGGGCGGAAAAGCTCTTTAGGTTGGACGGGCACCGCATGAATTCGAGTAAAATGTCAAACATTTCAGCCTCCGGTGCAGCGCACTGGGGGCTGCAACCCGTTGGAGAGCCGACATGGGATCGATCGCCAACCTCAGCGCGACCCTCCAGTGGGATATTGACGACTTCCAGCGAGGCACCCGAACCGTCCAGGCTGGCTTCACGAACCTGATGGGCGCCGCCGGTCGGCTGAGCGATGCGGTTACCGCAGCGGGCAAGAAAATGACCGCTGGCATGACTTTGCCCCTCAGCGGGCTTGGCGTCCTGTTCACGAAGGTCGCGGCGGACGCGGCGGAATTGCAATCCGCGTTCGATTATACGTTCGGCGGCATGTCTGGCAGCATGAATCGCTGGGCCGAGCAAACCGGTGATGCGATGGGCCGCGCCACAAGCGAGATGCAGGAAGGCGCGCTCGCATTCGGTCAGCTTTTTAAAGGTGCGGCCGAGAATGAGCAGGCGGCGGCGCGCCTGTCACAGCGGTTTACCGAGCTCGCCCAGGATGCGGCTAGCTTCTACAACACCGACTTCGAAACCGCGATGGGCAAGATACGCTCCGGGCTGACCGGCGAAAGCGAGCCGTTGCGCGATTTCGGCGTATTCCTCACCGAAGCGGACGTTGCCGCCAAAGGGCTCGAAATGGGCCTGATAAAGACCGGTCAGGAACTGAACGAATACGGCAAAGTGATGGCCCGCTCCGCATTGATCGCGGAAGGGTTGCGCGACGCTCAAGGCGATGTCGAACGGACCTCGGACAGCCTCGCCAACCGGGTGCGCAAGATCAAAGGCGATTTCCACGAACTCGCGCTGGAGATTGGCGAAATCCTCGTCCCGTACGCGCAGAAACTGGCGGGCGTGGTCGAAAGCGTCGTGGAGACGTTTCGCGGCCTCCCGCCTTGGGTGAAGCAGGTCGCGGTCGCTTTCGGCGTGTTCCTGGCAGCTGTCGGGCCGGTGGTGATTGCGTTGTCCGGCCTCGCCACGCTGGTGTTGCCATTGCTGCTGGTTCGCTTCCTCGCAATGCGGGGGGCGATGGGCCCGGTGCTGGCGATTTTGACCGCCATTGTGAATCCTATCGGGGCGCTGGTGATCGGCTTCGGCAAACTGATCGGGGCCGCGACGATATTCCGAGGCGTCGCCATTGCAGCGGGCGCGGCAATGCGCGTGATGCTTGGCCCGCTCGGCCTCTTGATCGCCGGTGTCGCGCTGCTCGCAAATAATGCGCAAACATCCAGCGAGCGAACCGACGAACTGACCGAAAGCAATGCCGAATTGGCGGCGAAGCTGCGCGCGGCTGGCGTTCAGGTCGATGATTTCGGCAATAAGAGCGCGGGGGCGGCGGGCGGCGTCAATTCGCTCGCGTCCTCGATGGACAATGCCAATGCGGCCGGAAAGCGGCTGATCCAGACCCTTGCCCGCGTGGCCGAGATCAAGGAACTCCAGAAGGAATTCGAATGGATCGACCGCGCTAAAGAGCGCAAAAAGGGGGTCGATATCGGCGGGGGCTATGTCCAGGTCGAGAGCGGCGGCTTTCTGGGCGTCGGCATTCGCAAGTCCAAGGATCACCGCCCGAATGCGAGGCAAGAAGCTGAGATCGCAGAACTTGAAGCTCGACAGGAAGGTGTCGCTTCGAGAATGCGATTGCTCGCGCTGGCAATCGAGAACAACGTCGACACAACCCCGGGCGCGGAAGGTACGAAAGACTACGCGCAGCCCGCAGACATTAAGCCTCCGAAGGCTCCGAAAGCCCCCAAAGTGGCGACCGGCCCCACCGCCGCCGAATTGGAAACGGAACGCCTCCGCATGGCGGAACAGGCACGGGCCGATCAAGCGCGCCAGCAGCAGGAAGAGCTACGCGCTCGGATACAGCTCGCCAAGACTGTGACCGAGCGCGCCGACCTTGAGCGCGACCTACTCGATCTTGAGCGCGACGATCGCAACGCGCAAATCAAAGCCGAAGCCGAGCAGGCGGCGCGAATGATCGCGCAGGACGAAGAGTTAAGTGCAACCGAGCGCGCGGCGCGACTGGCGATCATCAACGAGCAGCGAGACGCGGCACTGGCCTCGATCGAGCGTCTGTACGGTGTCACCGGCGAACTGCTGGAGGACGGGACGATCATCGTGCGCGACGGCATGAAATCGCTTTACGCGCAGCAGATTGAGCAGGACCGTGCGGTGCAGATCGCGCGTGAACAGGCCGAACTGGCGGAGACACGGTTCCGTGCTGCGACCGAAAGCCTCCAGCTTGAATACGACCTCGCCGATACCGACGCGGAACGTCAGGCGATCGCGCTGCGCATATTGGATGCGGAAGACGCTTTCCTGCGGGCCAAACTGAATGCTGTGGCGGCGAATGAGGCGCTTGCCGATGCCGAGCGGGAACAGGCGCGGATCGCGTTGGAATCGCTGAATGCAACCGTCGATCAGCGGCGAGAAGTGACCCGACGCCGTAACGAGACGCCGGTTCAGGAATATCTTAGACAGATCAACAAGTCGCCGGAGCAGATCAACGAGGCCATCGACGACATCAAAATTGATGGATTGAAAGCCCTAAATGACGGTCTGGTCGAAGCGATGATGGGCGTGCGGTCCCTCGGTGACGTGTTTCGCAATATCTCGAACCAGATCATCGCGGACCTGCTGCGCATCGCAGTGCAGCGGGCGATCATCGCCCCGTTAGCGGACGCCTTGTTCCCGGCGGGCGGATCAAGTGGCGGCGGCTTTTTTGGTGGGTTTTCTTCCTTCCTCTCTCGTATTACCGGCAAGGCCCCTAATGCGCCGACAGACCTGCTCAGCGGCACGCCCTACGCCGTCCCCAAGCAGGCGCGCGGCGGTGTCGGCGTGATCCAAGGACACCCCGGCATCGACAAGAACCTGCTGAGCCTGAACGGCGCGCCGGTTTCGTGGGTTTCGAAGGGCGAAACCTTGAGCGTGCAGCCAGCGGGCGCGGGTGGGAATGGGCGAACCCGCGTTGAGATCGTCGATACGACCGGTCTCTTCAAGTTCCGGTCGCAGGAATATGCCGCCGAAGTCGCCGCCCCCATGGCGGCACAAGCGGCGGGGGCAGGATCGGCCGGCGCGCAGATGAGCCTCGCGCGGTCTCGAAAGCGGAGCATGGCATGATCGAATTACCCGACGGCGTGGTGCCGAATGCCATGATGCCTGCGCTGATGGACTTCGGCGCGACACAGGAACCGTCCAGCGGTGCGGCTGCGCTGAGGATCGATCGTCCCGGCAATCGCTATCGGTGCCAGTTTGGTCTTCCGCCCCATGTGATGCGGGAAGTGGGCCGTGTGATCGTCTCGCGCTTGATCCGGGCGAAGAGCGAAGGTCTGCGTGTGCCGTTCCAACTGGCAGGTGTGCATCAGGGCAATCCTGGTACACCTGTCGTGGATGGTGCGGGACAGGCAGGTATGTTCCTGTCGGTGCGCGGACTGACGCCGCACTATGCTGCGAAAGAAGGCTTCTGGCTGTCGATCGTGGAGGAAAGCTTGGGCGAGACGCAGCACTACCTTCACAACGTCGCAGGCGGCGTGATTGCCGACGCGACGGGCAAGGCAGTTCTGCCACTGTCCGAAATGCTCCGCGCGCCCTTTGCCGATGGGGCCAAAGTCCATCTCGCCAAGCCGATGATCGAGGGAACGCTGGTGGGCGATGAAATGGCGTGGGAGGTTAGCCTCGCGCACCATGCTCTGCTGTCGTTTGAGATCCGGGAAACGGCGTGATGATTGAGATAAAAAGCTGCGCCTTCCCCACCCAGCAAGAGATAATCAAGGTCGCTAGGATTGGTTCTGCGGCCGCAGTCCGGCTCTTATCAAAACCCTCACGGCCTCCGCACGTGATGGCACGCCGGGCTGTTTGGCGCGCCATTCGTCAATGGATTCGAGCAGAGATGGCTCGGCTGAAAAAATGAAACGCGCTGTCTTTTTCTCGGTCGCCATCCGATAGCAGTTATATCACTTTCCGCTTGCCGTCTATATGTATCACTGATATCAGTGAGCGCATAAGGAGAAGCAAGATGGAACTGAAAGACGATTTAATCAAAGGGGCGAAAGCGGCGGGTGAGTATTGCGGCCTGCCCGCGCGAACGATCTATCACATGGTTGAGAAAGGCCATCTCCCCGCAATTAAATTGGGCGCGCGGCAGCTGTTTTTCCGTAAGTCGGAATTGGATGCGGCGTTTCGGTCAGATGCTTGAGCGCAGAGAGGTGGTTCAGGTCATGCCTGAACATTGGAATCAACCGCCAGAATTGCCAGAATTGCAAAGCTGGGATGCTGTGATTGACTATCTCTTGCCGGTGCAGCCTGATGTTTATCTGAGATTGCCACGTGAAGATGTTTTTATTGGCGCGCCGAGGAAGGGAGATTTAGCCCGATCTGGTCTGATCCAGAATGAAAGGCCGAATTGGTGGAGGTTATCGCCACTAGGTCGTTTCATTCAAGATAGACTGCGCGAGAGGTATTCTGAATGAGACTGCCAGCCCCCGAACGCGGCCAGGATGGATTATGGTATGTGGCGGAAAAGCATTTTGAGACCAACGCAAAGGCGTGGCGTTACATAGACCGAATGGAGAATGAGCCTGTCTCTCGCGCCGAAGATTTAGGCGATTGGGTGGCTAGCAAAATTCTCAATAAAGAATGAGGCATTGCCATGAAAAAGCGGATTTTGAAGGTAACTGCGCACCGTTTCAAGGCTGGATACAAGCCGGAAGAAGATAGCATAATCGTGGTTTTGAGCGGCCACAAAGCGGAACTCGAACTGCACCCAATGCCCCCCGAACAAGCGGCCAACTACCCGCTGGGGTCATACGTGACACTTATTGTCGGCGAGGCGACTGTCGCACCGCGATGCATGACGCCAAACGATATTCGATACCTTGAGGGCCTTCCTCTGATCGACGCAGCGTAAAAACAAGGTTCCCGCTCTGCGAAAGCATCGGGCTTAAACTGGCGACGGCTAGTTATGGGCGGTTCCTCTGGGAGCCGCCCTTTTCATATCAAGGAGGCTAACGGATGCGGCGAATTGGCCTCGCAGTGCTGATGCGGGTGGATTTTCCTACCGGACCCGCTTTGTGGACAGATGGAGGATTTTTCACCTTCGAAGGCGAGACCTATCGCAGCAGCGACCCGGTTTGGGGATCAATAGCCTCGGTGGATGCCATCGCGGAAGGTCTGGGCGACGAATTGCCTTCCACTGGCTTCAGCGTGTTTCCGGCCAAGGACACGCCCGTCGCAACGCTCGACAGCGATGCGCTGCAAGGTTCGCGCGTGAAGGTCTATATCGCGGAGTTCGACGCGCCGAGCGGGCAGATCACCGAAGCAGAACTGTATTATGACGGGCGGATCGATCGCAGCGTGCTGGAGATCGGCAAGGGCCTGCGCTCGGTCCAGTTCGAGGTCGGAACGATGATAGAACGTCTGCTGCTTCGCAACAGCGGCAATTCGCTGAGCGCGGCGTGGCACAAGTCGATCTGGCCGGGAGAGACGGGGCACGATCAGGCGACCGGGCTGAAAACCCCTGTTGCATGGGGTGTGGCTGCGCCGCCGGGTGGCGTGTCCGGTGGCGGGTATGGCGGCGGTGGTGGCTTCGGTGGCTATCTCAACAATTTGGTGAGGCAATGATCCCCGACCTGTTGCGCCGCCAGCGCGCTACTGAAGCCACGCTGGCGAAGTATCGTGAGCGTCCGCTGGATTGGGCTGCGCGGACCAGCTGCGTTCACATGGCGCGTTATCACCTTCGGAAGATGGGCCACCGTCCCCCGCCGATGCCGGACATTCGTTCCGCGTTAGGGGCGCGGCGGGTAATGAAGAAGCGCGGATGGGACGACGTTGAGGCAATGCTCGACGCGGTGCTGCCCGGTGCGCGGATTGCGCCGATGTCGATGCTGCTTGGCGATCTGGCGGTGGTGCGCGGGACGGAAGGGTTCGACGCGATCCTGCTTCACGCCGGGAACGAGGCGCTGGGTTGGCACGAGGACGGGAAGCGCATCGTGCCGATGATCGTTCATGAATATGTCGGGGCGTGGAGGGTCTGATGCCGGGATTGAGGAAACCACTTCAGGTTGCGCTGGTTCTCGCGCTAGGAGTTCCTGCCACAACGCTGCTCGGTTTGGCCATCTTCGGTTAGATCGATGTCAGGAGCACTCGGCAAGGTCGCAACTCTCGCGGGCGTCGTCGCGCTGGCGGCGACAGGGATTGGGGCGATCGCGGGCGGCACATTGGTCTTTGCCGGGACGACAGTTTCGGTCGCAGGCATCGCCACCGTCGTCAGCGCAGCCGCAAGCGTGGGCGCGCAGCTGACCGCGAAGGAACCGCCGCGCATCGGGAGCGTGACCGACACCATCCTCGCGGTCAATCCGCCGCAGCCGTATCTCTTGGGCCGGACCTATTTCGGCGGCGTGATCCGCCACGAGAAAGGGTATGGGCCGAAGACGAACGATGTCGAAAACCCGTTCTATTTCCGCGCGATCGTCGCGGGCGGCGGTGGGCCGTATGAAGCGCTTGAGTCCGTCCAGGTCGATTACAAGCCGGTCAGTTTCACCGGGAACGTCGCGAACGGCTATTACAAGGATTGGCTGTTTGCCTATTCGCAGCTCGGGCAATGCCCGGAGCCATCCGCGTTGGCGCAGGGCACGAACACGCCGATCCCCGGATGGGGAGCGAGTGCGAAGCTGTCGGGTCAGGCCGCGCAGGCCTTCATCGCGGTGTTCGACAAGAAGGGAAAGCGGTTCGCATCCGGTCTACCCGCTCTGGGCGGCGTGTGGCTGGGCGCTCTGAATTACGATCCGCGCAAGGACGGAACGTTGCCGAACGGGTCGGGCGCGCACCGGCAGTATGACGAAACAACCTACGAGTTCAGCAAAAACCCGGCAATTCAAGCCGTCACCTACGCCATGGGCCGGGTGCAGAACGGCAAGCTGACCATGGGCGTCGGCATCGGGTTTCAGGAAGTCATGATCGACCGGATCGGGCCTGTCGAGGGCATATGGTGGGATGATTGGGCCGCGTTCGCCAATGTCTGCGATGCAAACGGATGGGAGGGCGGCGGCGCGGTATTCGAGGGCGAAGGCGCCCCGCCGCGCTGGGACAACCTCAAGGACATCTGCGCGGCGGGTGGCGGCATTCCTGTCGTCACCGGCGGCAAGCTGGGCGTGGTCTGGCAGGCTCCGCGCGTGGCGGTCGATACGATCAGCGCAAAGGACCTGACTGGCGCGCCCGTCCGCCTGCCGAGCAGCAAGAGCATTGCCGAGCGGGTCAATGCCATCACACCGAAATTCGCAAGCGAGGCTCACCGGTGGGAGTTCGTTCCCGGCGATGAGATCGTGATCGACGAATACGTCACGGCGGATGCGGGCGAGAAGCGAAGCGCGGGCGAGACGCAGATCAATCTCTGCAACCAGGCCAAGCAGGCTGCCGAACTCTGCACCTACAAGCTGGCTCGATTGCGCGAGCGCGGCCCGATCGAGATACCCTGCGGCCCCCGGATGCGCCGCTATCGGATCGGAACCTGCCTCGTCTGTGCGGACGACATGGCCGATTACAATCTCGCCGGAGTGAAGGTGGTGGTGCTAGACCGCACGATCGACTTCCAGACCATGACTGTGAAGCTGACGGTCGAGACCGAAAGCGATGCGAAGCACGCGCTGGCACTGGGTCAGGTCGGAACAGCGCCGCCAGTGGTTGATGTTCCGACAGCGGAAGAGCGCGATGGGGTGGCTGCTGCTGCAGGCACACCTGCCTCGCTGAACGAGATCCTGATCTCGACCAGCAGCCAGTCGACCGTCTCCATCACGGCGACAGACACCACCGTGACGATCGGCGATCACAACCGCATCTATTCGGACAAGTCGGTGGCCGTGACGGGTGCCACCATCGAATTGCTCGAAGCCGAGGCGACCTATTATCTCTTCTACGACGATGCGGAGCGCGCAGGCGGTGCCGTGACGTGGCAGGTGACGGAAGATTTCTTCGCGGCGCAGAACAGCCCCGACAATCCGGCGCGCCATTTCGGCGGGTACATCACGACAGATGTCGCGGGCGGCTCTGGGACGTCGGGCGGCGGATCGCTCCCGCCCGGCAGCGGCGGCCGCAATCCTTACGAACAGACTACCATCCAGCCACAATAAGGAAGAGCCTCATGGCACAATCCGCCCGCCTGGCGCTCAGCGCCCGGCGCTTCGAACTGCGCACGCTTACCATCCGCTTGATCGGTCTCGATCTGACCGGCGTGCCGCTGGCGATGCAGGTCCGACTTTATCCCGACACGCCGGGAACGCCGATCCTCGACCTACCGACCGTCACGACCGCAGCTGCCGAGGGCCTTAAGCTCGACGGGGTTACGGTAGAAAACGGCGTACCGGTCAGCACGATCACGCTGCGGATTAACAAAAGCACTATGTCCGACCAGGCGGGGCTCGGGCGTCCTGCCGAACCGGGCGTGCCTATCGAATTTGCCTACGCCTTGCGCATCGGTGAAACGACACGGCTGCACGGCCCGTTCTGGGCTCTGCCCGGCACGATTGATTCAGATGCAGCGGACCCCACCGGCGCATTCTCGGGTGGAGGTGATAAGGTGCCTCAGCCTGCCGACAGCGTTTCCCTGACGATCGCACAGAACGATGTCATCGAGATCAAGGTGGATGGCGCGGATGTTGTCGCCAGCCTGACCGCGACGGCATCGCAAGCCGCCGAATCCGCTGCTGCCAGTGCTGCCATGCTTACTCCGTTCATCAACGCTCCAGCGGTCGGTGATCCGCTGGAACGCGTCGTGAGTGCACCGGACATTTTCCCATCGGTGGCCATAGGTGACAAGGTTGTCCCCATCGTTCTGCCAACGGAACTGACGGTTCGCGAAATCGCGCGAGATTCCCTAGACCGCTTCCGCATTCGTATTGCGGGCCATTCAGGGATCTCCTTCACTGCTTTGATGCGCGAGGTCGGCAACACTGCTTATCTCGACGTGGCTGGCTATACAGGGCTTCGCTTCATCGAATTGCGGACTGTAGCTGATGATGTTTTCCCTGGAGTGCCCAGCGACACGCCCGTTGGTCGGGTGTTGGTCGATTTTCGCGATGGCGCACCTTTCGGGACCTACACCGCGACAATCCCTTACGCGGGCGGCGGGCTGAAAACTGGCGATCTTCAGCCGAGTCCATCGGTTACGACAGCAATTGAGAACACCGTCAGATCAGAGCCGCGCTTGCAGGGGAGCGGGCTATTCCTGCCCTTTCGCGATGACCATGACGAAACAGGCGCGGACGCCACCGAAGATCGCTTCTTGCAGAAGTTCATCAAGAAGATCTGGCTCTACGGACTGCCAGATCGGCAGTATCGGATCGGTCGCGTCAAGAACACGCATCCGCGCTTCATCAACATCGTGGATCACGAGACTGGGCGCACTGTCTGTCAGGCATATCAGTCCGTTGATGCGCCTTGGGATTCCAAGATCAAAGCAGGTCGAGGCGTCTTGGCTCTGAACGCGGACGGGTGGCGCGGAGCATATGCCGTCATCGAACTGGAGCCTGGTGTCGCGGAGGCAGCAGGGGGAGAGTTCGTTTATTCGACGCTTGCCCAGTCCGGGATCGATCGGCGTTGTGTCTATACCCCGGACCAGGTTCGCGCGCTGATGCAAGCACCAGCGTTCAAGCATCGCTTGATGGTGGGAAGCACGCTGGAGTTCGCGAGCATCGATGCGGCGAATGCCGATCCGCGATGCCGATTGGCGCATCCGAACGAACTTACCGCGGTTCATTTGGCTGCCGAGACCTTCGATGGCTTCGACTTCGTTCGCCCGGAATTCTGCGGGTGGTTCGGCGCTGGACCTGGAGAAACGGTTATCAATGGACCGCCAGGCGCGACCGCTGCGACTGTTCAAAGCTATCTCGACGGATGGGAATACGGGTTCACCGTCCACGCCGAAGCGAACCAATATCCACTGCATTGCGAAACGAGCAGTCAGTTGTGGGGTGGCGAGGATCAGGAGCGCGCGGTCTTTAAATTCCGCAAGTTGATCGAAGTTTCGGCCGGAGCAAATCACGATACCAACCTCGTCGGTGGTGGTATTGGCAGCATGGTCGAGGTTGATAACGACACGATCCTGCGCAAGCGAGTTTCCGCGACCAACAAGGCCGACTTCAGCTGGCACAATACAGCAGCGTTACCTTCCGGCCCCCCGAACGATTACGATCCGGCTTATACTCGGCAGGCGTTCGCTTCGCGGATCGCGCTTCGTAACTGCCCGCAAGCGCAGGGCGTGCAGACTACTGGCGGGGACCTAAATCTCATCTCGCTTATCCCGGATAGCGATCCCGGCACTGCGCCGATGTCTCATGCGCTTCTCTATGGGGACGACTTCGCCAGTGTCAGGCGGACAATAACCAACGCCAGTGAGCATCAGTGGCAGGTGTTCGGTGCCGGTGTGGTGGTGGCCACTTGATGCGTCTAATTGTTCCCCAACCGATGCGGACGGCTGATGAATGATGCCTCTACGCGCATTAGCCACCCTGCCTTGCTTGTTTCTGTTGTCAGCGGCCAGCCCATCGGCACTGGACGTAAACGAAGCTGGCAGGGTTCTGGCGACCCTGAACGATTGGCGCGCGCTGCTATTCGCCATGCTCTGCATCATTTTCCTACTGCTCGGTGCGCTCCTTTGGGCCTTCAGCAAGGTCGCCAAGGCCATCGAAGCTGTCGCGGCAATGAGGGAGGCGACCAGCACCATCAAAGACGGCCTGACGGACATTCGCAACTTCATGGGTCGCATCGAGGCCGAAACCGCGAGGCGCAATCAATGAGCGAGGACAAGCAAGCAGGTGTGGCTGCATGGCTGAAGGCGGCTTTCCGACCGATCTTCAATCCCGGCGAACTGGACGCGGAGGTTAAGGCCCTGCGGTCGGACGTGGAAAAACTCAAAACCGAAGTCGGTAAGTGTCGAAGGCACTCGGGCCTTACCGGGGCGATCGAAGATATTGCGGGGGAATTGAAGGCATGACCGAGTTCGTTTTCTGGCTCTACGGTGCACTTAGCATCGGCAGCCTGTTCATGTGCTTTGCTTGGGGCGCTGTGGCGACTGCGTTCATGGCCGACCGTCCTCCGCATCGTTCCGCGCGCCTTGTGATCGCGTTGAGCCTTGTCCTTCACGCATTCGTGATGACGTGGGTCACCGCCTACCGCGCGGTCGATATGGCGCGAGGGGCTTCCATCATCGGTTCGGAGGCTTGGGTCCTTGCGCTCGCGCTCTTCGGGCTGTTCCTGAGCAAGGTCGGTCTTGTGTGGGCCGGAAGCCTGCCATCCGTTCCTGATCGGCATGTTCGCTGGCCGTGGCCGCTGTTTATCGCGTGCCTAACGGTGTGGCTGATGTTCGTGATCGTGTGGTTCTGGTGAAGGGGGAAGGTCAATGAAACGCGAGATCATCTTTGACGCAGTGCGCCTGATGCTGAAACGAGGCTTCACCACCGCCGAGGTCAAGGCGCTTGATGCCGCGATAGACGAAGCGACGGGCACCATTGTTGTGACTGCGCCGAAGGAAGCTTTCGACCGCGCCGCTTTCCTCGCGCAGTTCGTCAATACCAAAGCGCCGGCCATCACGGCGGAAGACATGAAGCGCGCCGCCGATCGGTTGGGCGTCTCGGTCAAGCATATCGAAATGGTGCGCAAGGTCGAAAGCGGCGGGACCAGCTTCGACAATTCCGGCCGTCCGATCATCCTTCCCGAACCGCATATCTTCTATCGTCAGACCGGCGGGCGTTTCGGGCATACGGCATTCAGTTATCCGAAGTGGGGCCAGAAGCCCTACCCGAAGTCCTACGATGCTCGCTGGCAGGTTCTCGCAGACATGGCAGAGCGCGACACAGAGGCGGCGCTTGAGAGTGCATCTTGGGGCCTCTGGCAGGTGATGGGCTTCCATTGGAAGGCACTTGATTACGATAGCGCGCTTGATTTCGCCCGACGCATGGCGGCGAGCGAGACGGAGCATCTCGAGGCGCTGGTTCGCTACATTGAGGCGAACGGTCTGTCCGACGAATTACGCGCTTGCCGTGCTGGTTCGCCTGATAGCTGCCGTGCCTTCGCCAAGGGCTATAACGGCGCGGGCTACGCGAAAAACCGATATCATGAGAAAATGGCGGAGGCGCTGCAATGACCCGCCAGACCATGCGCTTCGTTCTTGCCTGCGCCTGCATCCTGATCGGTGCCGCCTTCATGATGGGGCTTTTCGTGCTGACGGTCCCCGAAAGCAATCAGCGGGTCATGGACCTAGCGGCGGGCATTGTCCTTGGCTGGGGTTCGCTCGCTCTCAGCTTCTATTTCGGCACGTCCGAAAGCAGTGCGCACAAGACTGACGTGCTGGCCGATCGTCCCACAGGCAAGCCCGGTGATCCGGTCCACACCGAGGAGGAAGACTGATGCTCGCTGAAGTCCACGTGCTCTACGAGAGCAACTGCCGCTCCATCCCAGATATGCTTCGCCAAGCCGCAAATAGCATCGAGGCGGAGAGCGATGGCGATTCCTCGCCGACCACCGCCATGATCGCCGTCCAGCTTGCCGAGAATGGAAAGGTGCAAATGTACGGGTGGGGCGACACCGGTAACCTTCATGCGATCGGACTGCTTGAGCGCGGAAAGCATGAATTGCTCGCGGCGCTCTACGAGGGGGAGGACTGACGATGAACCTCGCCACCCGCGCCGCATCCTACCTGTCCGGCTTCACCTTCAAGTTTTGGCTCGCCCTGTGCCTCGCCATCGCGGCGTGCATTCCGGTGGCCTACTGCAAGGGCCGGTCGGATGGGGCTGCGTGGAAACAGGCGCAGTTCGATCGCGCTACCACGAAGGCAATCACGAAGGCCCGCGCAGCTGACGAGGCTGCGAACATTCGGCGCGCCGCCGATACGGAAAGGACGAATGATGCAAGTGAGCGACGTGAAGAAGCGGCTGCCGCTGGTGGCCGGACTGCTGTTAACTGTGAGCGCCTGCGGGCAGCCTACCCCGATCGTGCTATCCCCGCCTGCGATTGACGTTGAAGCCGCCACTGAGCCGAAGCCCCTTCCGCCTTTGGAAATCGCAACGGACGAAGCAACCGCGCTTCAATATGACCTTGCGCTTGAAGCATGGGGCGAGCGTGTCCAGGCTGCGGGTGTTCGGGTGTGCCTATGGCTGAACGATAACGGCGCGGATTACGACTGCAATTAGCTGAACCCCTGTTCGCTCGCTGACCGGCTAAGGTCAATCACCGGGATCTCAACAACATCATCCTCTTCCCAGAAGGCGACGATATCCATCGGCCCGCGTGAGCCTTCCTCCCAATCCCAGCACGATCCTGCACCCATATTGATCCAGTGTTCGGCGGTATTTACATCCCGAGAGGTTTTGCTGCCGATCCTGAACATGACAGCGGGCTTGCTTAGAGGATCAACCGGATAGCCTTCGCCATTGTGCTGGGTCCATCCGGTGGGGATGCGGGGCTTTTCGGGAGAGCGGCGGCGGACTATCTCAGCACCATGATCGGCGTCGGCCTTCCCATTTGCGCGCTAGCCCTTCTGCGACCAGCTGATCGCCTACGTCCTTCCCATCGATGGCAATTCGAACAAGCGGGCGTCCAAAGCGATCAGAACGTCCGCTGTAGATTACGCGATAGGCCCCGGCGCTCAAGATCGCCAGCAAACGATCGCGGGCACGCTCGCCAAGTTTCCGCTCATAGGCGCACTTCGCCTGGCCGATTTCAGGCGTGTCGATGTTCTCGATCCTGACCTTCGTTCGTCCAAACCAGACCGTATCGCCATCCACGACGCAATCTGAGCGCACTCCAGTCGGTGGGCATATAGCCAAGGCAGCGGCGGCGATGATGCTCACAGCGGTGGAAGCCCGTTTGCCCGACGTAGCGCGTTGGTCGATATTCCGGTAATGGTCTGCCAGCGAGGAAGCCAGAATTGCCACCACCTGCGGGCAGGTATGCGATAAACTGGCGCAAGGTCAGGATCGGCGCACGATCGCGCTATCTCGTCGTATGCTTCTCGCTTCCAGTTACTCATGGTCTTGACCTTTCATAAGGTGGGATCGGCAGTCCCCGCACTGCTCGAAATCAAGCATGCCATGTTCACAGGGCGTTGTCATAGCGCGGACCCAGCTTTCTCGCTGTGCTTGAAGCATCGCTTTTTGCTCTTCAGGCGACAACCCTTTGAAGCGCTCCACCGCCCGCGCCACTTCCTCGCGCAACGACCCCACCTCTGTAGCCTCAATCGACATCGGTTGTCTCCTTAAGGGCGGTGCGGGCGGCGGTGAAATGATGACGTTCCAAGCCAACAATTACGCCAGTTGGAAGGATCACTTCCGGCGCGGCGAATGGTTTGAGCGCATTCCGCAGCCGTTCGTTTTCCTCCCTGTATTGGCGAAGGCGGTCGGCGGCTTCTTCTCGCAGCGGTCGCTCCTTTACAGAGTAATCCCGCAACCGCTGTTCAAGGTCGCTCATTCTCCTACCTCCTTAGTTGTGCTGGAACTCAATGCCAGTCGTCTTCGGTGCACTGCATGAAGCCAAGCGGGTAATCCTCGGGCAAAGGCATCCATATCGCGCCATCGAGAAAGGGGCCGTAGAATTGCTCTGCACATTCACCATCAAGAGGGCCATCGTCGGTCATGAGCGCGAGCGCCGTAGAGCAGCCATCATCGCAAACGATCACGACCTTCGTTCCCACTGGCGGGGGTGAGGCCCCGTAATCCTGCCACGCGCAAGGGATTGAAGCGGGAACCGCCGAGACGGGAACCGGCTCGATCGGCGAAGCCGACGAAAGCCCGACCCCGTTAGGGGATGCGCCCATACTTTCTTCGGTCATCCTCAATTCTCCTCATCAATATAAGTAGGGGTAAGGCGGGCTATCTCTGCCAGGATGGTCATGGCACCATCTCCAGCGCGTTTGATGCGGAAAGCATCAGAGCGAGGGCCAGCGCGAAAAACGCAGCCGCCCTCGTGCTATCGTCAGACCGCACGAAGACGATGAAACATCCAATCGCGGCGATGTTCGCTCCAGCCCAATAGATCAGCACGAAGATGGCCTTTATGCCCTCCCACGCGCTCATGCTGCATCGTCCTGAAGGTGCGCCCACCGGTGCCCTGATCGGATCAGGCTGATTGTCGCGGTCGATACACCCAACTTGCGAGCGAGCTTTGCACCGGTCAGACCATCCGGGTTCTTCAAGACGTACCGCGCTTGATCCTCAGTGATCTTTGACCGACCATTATCCTGCCCCCTTAGCGTCTCGCCCAATCGGATGCCGTCTTGCGCGTTATCGGCCATGGTGCCCTCTTCAAGGTGGTCCGGGTTCACGCAAAGCTTGTTGCCGCAAAGGTGTCGGACCATCAGACCGGAACCGATCTCACCTTTATGAAGCTGGTACGCGTACCGATGAGCGCGGACACCACGGAACCGGCCATAACCGCTGACGGTATGGCCTTTCCAAATCCAGCACATGGCGCTTCCGCCAATTTTGACCTTTGACCAGAAGTGCGCAGCCTCTATGGGGACGACCGACATAAGACTCTCCGAAATAAAGCCCGAAAGGGTCGGTGGGTCATATGTACCAGCGGAGCACCATTTACGGACTGCTCAATCGGCATAAAACCCGCCGAGCTATCCGTAAAAGCACCCTGGGGCGCTTAGCTCAGTGGTAGAGCATCTCGTTTACACCGAGAGGGTCGGCGGTTCGAGCCCGTCAGCGCCCACCATCTCCTCGTCGCTTCAAATCCTCTTGCGGGCGCTCAGGCGCAACGGCACGCCCGGAGCCGCGATCCGAAACTCCATGGCCGACAGCGCGGTCCGCG